AACCTCGGTTCAGTAGGCGCCCAGCAGATCGCGGCGGTCGGCGAAAAGATGAAGGAAGCCGGCGGCAAGATAAAGGAATTCGGCGACGGCATCACGGACGCCGGCAAAAAAATGACGAAGATCACGGCGCCGCTGACGATCCTCGGCACGAAGGGCGTCTTGAGCTTCGCGGAAGTCGACAAGACGATGACGCTCACGACGAAGACCATGAACGCCACCGAGGAAGAGGCAAAGCTGCTTTCTGACGCGATGAAAGAGGCAGCGGCTAATTCGACCTTCGGCATGAGCGACGCGGCGACGGCTTCGCTTAACTTTGCGCGTGCCGGTCTGGATGCTGCCGAGGCGGCCAATGCGCTGGCTCCGGCGATGAACCTCGCTGCGGGTGAGGGCGGCAACCTTGACACGGTTTCCGGCGGTCTTGTCGCGACGATCAACGGATTCGCGGACAGCTTCGACCAGACGACGCGCTACGCGGATGTGTTCGCCAATGCGTGTAACAATTCCGCGCTTGACGTCAACAGCTTATCCGAGTCCATGAGCATCGCGGCACCGATCTTTTCGGCGGCCGGCTACGAGGTCGAAGATGCGGCGCTGTATCTCGGTATCATGGCCGATAACGGCATCGACGCCAACAAAGGCGCGACTTCCCTGAAGACCGGCCTTGCGAGGCTTGTATCTCCGGCCAAGGCAGGCGCGGAGAAAATGAAGCAGCTCGGCATTTCCGTCACGGATGCGGACGGGAATATGAAGGACTCCATCACGATCCAGAAGGAGCTGCACGATACGTTTGCGAAGCTCTCCGAAGCAGAACAGATTGCAGCGGCCTCGGCTATCTTCGGCAAGAACCAGATGGCGCCGTGGCTTGCGCTGATCAACACCGCGCCGGAAGACGTCCAGTCGCTTTCTGACGCGATCAGTGTGCAGGGCACCACCACCGAGATGGCACAAGCTATGATGAGCGGCTTCGGCGGCTCTCTCGAAAAACTGAAATCCAGCATTGACGTCGCACTGACTTCGCTCGGCGAAGCACTGGCCCCGACGATCCAGAAGGTTTCGGATGCGGTGCAGGGTGCCGTCGACTGGTTTAATTCATTGGATGCGGATCAGCAGCAGCTCATCGCGACGATCGGCCTTGTCGTGGCCGCCATCGGCCCCGTGCTTGTGGTGGTCGGAACCGTGATCAGCAGCATCGGCTCGATCGTGTCCGGCATCGGATCGCTCATGACGCTTGCGCCCGCGCTGTCCACGGCTATGACGGCGCTGACGGGTCCGGTCGGCATCGTGATCGCGGCTATTGCGGCGCTGGTGGCGATCGGTGTCGCGCTCTATAAGAACTGGGACAAGGTCTGCGAATGGGCCGGAAAGGTCAAGGAGACGGTCGTCAACGCCTGGAACAATACGAAGGAAAAGGTCTCGACGGCTGTGTCGGATCTGAAGACGAACGTCGTGAATAACTGGAATGACATGAAGGCGGACGTCGCGGCGAAGGCCGAAGAGATCCGCGGGAAGGTCGCCGACAAATGGAATGCGGCCAAGGAAGCCGTCTCCGACAAGATGGACGACATGAAGGGCGCTGTCCAGGAACGGCTCGACAATATCAAGCAGGCTTATGAAGAGAACGGCGGCGGCATCAAGGGCGTTGTTGCGGGGTATCTCGAAGGCATCAGGGGCATTTGGGCAGACGGCTTCAATGTGATTGACGAACTGACCGGCGGGAAGCTCTCCGACATCAAAGAAAAGTTCGAAGAGAAGTTCGGCGGCATTCGCGATTTCCTTGACGGCGCGATCGAGAAGATCAAAGGCATCTTCGACTTCGACTGGAATCTTCCGCACATCCCGCTGCCTCACTTTTCGTGGAACTGGAACGACCTCGGTCTGATCAGCATCCCGGATATATCCATCGATTGGTACAAAAAGGCCTATGATCAGCCGTACCTCTTCACACAGCCGACGGTCGTAGGCGGCCGCGGATTCGGTGACGGCGGCGGCTCCGGGGAGATCGTTTACGGACGTGACCAGCTGCTGCGAGACATCGCAACGGCATCCTCCGGAGAGATTACAATCAACGTTTACGCGACGCCTGGCATGAACGTCAATCAGCTTGCCGATCGTGTTCAGGAACGGCTCGCGCAGGTTCAGCGCCAGAAGGAGGCGGCGTATGCGTAACTATTTCGTTTTTGACGACATCGACAGCCGCGACTACGGCGTATATATCAGCGGCACCGGCACATATAACGCGCCGGAACGCGCTTATGAAACAATTGCCGTCCCGGGCCGCTCCGGTGATCTGCTGGGCACCGAAAGAAGGTTCGAAAATGTGGAACTGGTTTATCCGGCTTTCATGTATGCGGACTTTCCGGACATGCTCGCAGCCTTCCGGAGCGCGCTTCTTTCTAAGCAGGGGTATAAGCGGCTTGTCGATTCGTATCATCCGGAAGAGTTCCGGCTTGCGTACTTCCGCGGGCCGCTCGAGGTCGACGCGAGAACTCAGCATGACGCGGGGAGCTTCGACATCGAATTCGACTGCAAGCCTCAGCGTTTTCTCGTATCCGGCGAAGAAGTAAAGGCTTTCACGGCCGCGGGGACGATCTACAATCCGACAAGGTTCGACTCGCTCCCGCTGATCAAAGTCACAGGTCACGGCACGCTCGGCATTGGCAGCAATACTATCACGATCGCAAACACATACCCGTATATTTGCATCGATTCAGAAATAATGGATTGCTATCACGACACGGACAACGCGAATGCGGCCGTGTCTTTTTCATCTAACGACTTTCCGAAACTGGCGTCGGGTAATACCGGTATTACCATTTCTGGAAATATCAGTAAGGTCGAAATAACCCCAAGGTGGTGGCGCGTATGATTCCTATTCTTTATAGCTCAAATGAAACGGCCTTCGCCAGCAACGGCCTCGGCAGGCTGTCCGACGCGATTCGCTGCGAAGTGACGGAAGTCCGCAACGGCATCTTCGAGCTTGAACTCGACTATCCGATCGACGGCACGCACTACGACGACATCGCGGAAGACTGTTGGATCTCCGCGACGCACGACGAACAGGGCGACAGGCAGCCTTTCCGCGTGTATGGGCACTCGGCCACCATCGACGGCATCACGACGTTCTACGCGCATCATGTGAGCTATCTGCTTTCCCATGTGATCCTGAAACCGTTCACGGCGACATCGTGCGCGGACGCGCTGGCCAAATTTGAAACTGAGGTGCTGACCGCGCAGCCGTTTACCTTCTGGACGGACAAGGCCACCGGCGGCACCTTCACGATCGACGTCCCCGAGCCCGCCAAGAAGATGCTCGGCGGCACACAGGGCTCGATCCTCGACGTCTTCGGCGGCGGCGAATATGAGTTCGACGGCTACACGGTAAAGCTCTACCAGAACCGCGGATCCGACAACGGGGTTACGATCCGCTACGGAAAGAACCTGACAGATCTAAAAGACGACTATGACGCAATGGATCTTTACGACGCAGTCATCCCGTACTGGAAGGGCACGGACGGCACGGTCGTCTACGGCGCGAAGGTGATCGGCAACGGGTACGGAAGCCGCTGTGTGACAATGGATCTGTCTCAGGAGTTCGAAGCGGCACCGACGGCGCAGCAGCTCCAAACACGGGCAGCGTCGTTCCTGGCATCCAATCATCCGTGGATCCCGAAGCGGAATATTAAGATCAGCTTCGCTGCGCTCTGGCAGACCGAGGAATATAAAGCCATCGCGCCGCTTGAGCGCGTGCGGCTCTGCGACACGGTGACCGTGATCTATACGGAACTCGGCGTGCAGGCCTCCGCTAAGGTTATAAAGACGGTATACAACACTTTGCTTGACCGCTACGACAGCATCGAGCTCGGCGAAGCGAAGACGTCCTTTGCACAGACGATCACGGCAACGATGGAGGAGGCGATCGCACAGGTGCCGTCTACTAGCATGATGGAGCGGGCGATTGATAGGGCGACGGAGCTGCTTCGGGGCGGCACGGGCGGCTATGTGGTAATCAATACCAATGCTGACGGGACGCCGAATGAGATCCTGATCATGGATACGCCCGACATTGCGACGGCGGTCAATGTCATACGCATGAACAAACACGGCATCGGATTTTCCAGCACGGGCTATTCTGGCACATATACGACCGCTTGGACGATTGACGGAGCCTTCACGGCTGACGTGATCACGGCGGGGACGATGCTCTTTAATCGGCTGAAAGGCGGCACGCTGCAGCTCGGCGGCTCCGGGAACGGAAACGGCGTGCTCGTGGTCAAGGATGCGAACGACGTCACGATCGGCACCTTTGACAAAGACGGCATTTTCATCGAAAACGGCATGATCAAGATGGGAACATCGACGATTTATGCATTTATGGGGAATGTTATACAAAAGTTTGTCCAGCTTCTTGCCAACAAAATCGAGAACACGCCGACGCCGACACTTTGCGTAAAAAGCACGAGCTCGAAAATCTTTTGCGGCATGAACGCGTACGGCATGGTGCGACAGGATATTCTCCGCTCGAATGAGAGCATTGCAACCGATATGCTGTCGAGCTCCTTCGCTGACGGCGGACATGCCGAGTATATTTACAACAACGCAGGCACTCACCTTTATCTTTTCGAAAAGGCTTACAAAGACGGCGGCATTGAGATGGAGCTGTCTGAAATGGACACGAGCGGCATCGTTGACGCGGAAGATTTCACAGACGAAGCTACGACAAATTATTCGCTAATCATGCGGATTATGGTCGGGAAGCTCGGCGCGGCTATGGCCCGAACGTTTTCCTCTTCTTCGGGGACGTCGGACGAAAGCATGGGCAACGCAACGATAAGCTCAACAGGCCGCGCGATCATGCTGACGGATGGAGCTTTTGTCGTGCAGCTCGCAGGAAGCGGAGTGGCATCAAATCGCCGCATGAAGTACAACAGCTCCGGGCTAACGGTAAACGGCAATGCAGTGGCGTATCAGTCTTCTTCCTCCCGCCGCTACAAGCATGACATCACCGACGACATCTCCGCCGACCTTGACGCGCACAAGCTCTACGACCTGCGAATGGTGCAGTTCGCATTCAACGACGACCATCAGCCACAGTACGACGATATGCGCGGCAAGACGGTACCCGGATTCATCGCGGAAGAGGTTGAAGAGGTTTACCCGGCGGCGACGATCCATGACGAAGAGGGGCGCGTTGAATCGTGGGATGAGCGACGGATCATTCCGGGCATGCTCAAGCTGATCCAGGAGCAGAAAGCGCAGATAGACGTTCTTGAGACGAGAATCAGGTGCCTTGAGGCCGCGCTGGGGGTGGTGACATGATCGACGCGAACGTCGTCATCCCGGCGCTTATCAGCGCGGCGGTCACGCTTGTCGTGTGCATCGTAAACGCGCGGGCGGAAGCGGACAAGACGCGGGCGCTTATATCGTACCGTCTGGAGCAGTTGGAGAAGAAAGTCGAAAAGCATAATAACCTGATTGAGCGAACATACAGGCTCGAAGAACAGGCGGCTATCACGGAAGAAAAAATCAAAGTGGCCAATCATCGAATTGATGATCTTGAAAAAGGAGGCGCAGCATGAAAGAGATCTTCACAAAAAAATGGTTCATCGCGGCTGGCATCCGCGCGATCCGTACCATCGCGCAAACCGCAATCGCGACTATCGGCACGGCGGCGGTCATGGGCGACGTGAACTGGATCGCGGTCGGATCCGCGGCTTTGCTTGCGGGCATCCTGTCCATGCTTACGAGCATTGCGGGCCTGCCTGAGCTGGAGGAGAAATAAATGATTACCATCGAAAGACCGATAAACATGTACCCGCTGGGCGTGCCGCTTATCATCAGGCTTTCCCAGTACGACGATGACTTCACACTTGTTTTTGACCTGTATTCTTCCGACGGCAACTTTGAGCTCCAGAGCGGCACGACGGCCTCTATCCGTGGCACGAAAACGGACAGCAACGGCTATTCGGCGGACTGCACGATCGACATCGCGACGGCAAAGGTCACCGTAGCGGGCAACGTCCAGATGACGGCCTGCGCTGGGCGGAACGTGTACGAGCTCGTGCTGTCTAAGGACGGCAAGGTACTTTCCACGGCAAACTTCGTGCTGCTTGTAGAGCGGGCGGCGATGGATGCGGATACGGTGCCGTCAGAGTCCGTGATCAGGGAGATCGGAGAGGCAGTCACCAAGTACCTTGACGAGCATGATTTTGTGACAGACCCGACGCTGACGATCAGCGGGCGGGCGGCGGACGCAAAGGTGACCGGGGACGAGATAAGTGGTTTAAAGAGTGATTTAAGTGAATTAATTGAAACCGATCAGAGTTGGCAGCCTGTAGAATTATCAGTATTGTCAGACGGTTATTATGACAAAACCGGGACGTTTAACAGCGGAACAACAAGGGCGTATGCTGTCATTACCCCAGTTGCAGAGGGAGAACGCTATAAATTATCAACCAGAATCGGATCAATACAAATTCCCGGTATCGGATTTTTCAATGGTGACACTTTCGTATCATATGACCTTCTTGGTAGCGGAACAAATCAAGACATTGACGGTTATGAGTTTGTTATTCCGACAGGAGTAACAAAGCTAATCGTGCAGAGTACCGCAAAAGCAATTTCTCCTGTGCTTGCCAAATATAGTATCGTTAACGAGTTACTGGTGTACCTTAAAACGGAAACCTACTCTAAAACCGAGGTCGATGCGCTTGTATCCTCTGCCAGATATGGTCTAAGGTGGGACAACTCTGACCCTGATGACTTAGGAGAGAGATGCTTTGATGCTGTTGGGAAAACTGCGTCTATCGGAGTCGGTTCAACAAACGGAGCATCCGATTTCGACAGTATTTATCCGTGGTCAGAAATCAAACGGTGCAACATTCTTAAAAACACAAACGGAGCGGAAATTGTAACGTTTGAGGGCGATGCAGGTTTTGCGCTTGACGGTTCAAACGGTGATGTTTTTGTCAGGATTCCGAAGTTCTGCTATGACAGATATATCGAAAACGGATATGAGTATCATGTAATCTCCGCACAAGGTTCAAATGTGCATCCGGTGTTCATTGAAAACGGTCGGGTGCTTGACGAAATATTCATCGGCGCATTTGAGGCTAAAATCGACTCAAATTCTAATTCTAAACTCCGTTCTGTTTCTGGTGTAATACCGACAAACTGCATAGTTGCCCCAGAGTTCCTTACATCTGCACAGGCTAACGGAGAAAACTATTCTCTTTACGACAGCAGATGTGTTGATGCCGTAT